CCAGTAGGACCAGCAAGTACCGCTGTATCAATTGCCGCTGCAATTCCGTACTCAATCTTAGAGCGAAGATATTGTTCTGTGATCTCGTTTGATTGCACTAACATTTGACCCGAAATGTCAGTATAACCAGCCAATCTCTTAGGAGAAAGGTCGATTGCATCAAATGTTAAAGTAAACTCATCAGCCGAACTGTTTTCAGTCTCCCATACAAAAGTAGCTTCGTTTGTTGAACGTGGTATTTTGATGTTCCCTTTCAATCCGGTGTACTTAGTAATTCCAAGGCGATCAACAACAGGATCGATTCTCAAAGATGGAATCATAGACTTGTATTCAGTACGAACCAAATCCGCTCCTTCGGTGGCAACATCCAAAAGACGCTGCTCTCTTCCGTAGGTGATCATTCTTGAAGGGATCAATAACTGTCCTTGTGGAACATCAACGCCCGCTTCAATACATTCTTTAACGGCCTCTTGTGCCATCTCTCTCTCAAAGCCTTCTACTTCACCTTTGTAGTTGTTCTTTGAAATTGATTGAACCGCTTTACGATAAGAGAACTGCCCCATTTCTGCATTCTCAGATGCGTTATCCTGTGGAGCGCCAACACCTTTAGCTGCTGCAATCGCTTTTTTGCGATTTGCAATAGCCTCAAGTGACTTGATCTCTTTATCCAACTGAGCAATTTCAGTTTCAAAAGTATCAAGTGAACTCAACTCCACTTCTGTCAACTCACGGCCTTCTGCCGCAGTTGTTAGAGCTTCAAATTTTTCCAATTTATCTGCCCTATCTTCAATTTTCTGTTTTAAATTTTTCATTGTTTTAGTTTATTTAACCTCTCTTTATATACACTTAAGTTAGGGTCAGACCCTTTAACTTCCTCTTTAATTCCCTGACCTTCAATAGAGTCAAGTATCCCATTTACTACCTTTCTAATCTCACTTACAGGAAGTCCGATTCTGTTAAGCATCGTTACTCCCGCGCGTGCGTGATTCATTACTACCTTTCTTGTAGCCTCTGGATTTGACGGGATGTTTACAATTGAAAACTCTATCAGCTCCTGACCTTCAAACTCGTAAGTTTTGCCAATCACTTTCCCTGAAGCGTCTTTTTCAACAACGTCTTTACCCTTTCCTATCTCCAAAAAACCCACACTTGTAGCCCTTAGCGTTCCGTTCAAAACTTTGCGAAATACTTTTTCGGCTTGTGGATTTATTTCGGCTTTCTCGAAAGTCACTTCACCCATCAACACATCACGTCCATTAGCACTTTCAACCCATGCTCGCGCGGGGCCAAGTACATCATCAGGGTTTGGTGGAACGCACATATTATCGCCATACACATTATGCTGATAGCCTACAATTGGATTCCGGTTGAAGTTGTCAAGGTTCCATCCTTTCATATTCAACTTAGTACCGTGCCTATCTTTGCCGTCCGTTGAGATAATAAACCTTACCGTCCTTGTATCCTCAATATCTTCAGCAAAAGCCCTGTCTATTACTCCTTCTAAAAAATCTTTTTCCATTAGTTTAGGACACCATGCCCGTTTAAATGTTTACCGTTAACTGGTTTACCTGCCGATGGGATAACTTCCGTTTCCATCTTCTTTCTTAGCGCGTCAATGCCTTCAGTATCAGCCGGAATCATTGCGCCCTGAATCAAAGGAACCTCACCACCATCGTACTCATTCAAGTCTTCAAGGCTTCTGGCCTCATTCCTTAACATCACACCGGAGTTAATCATGGACTGATAGAATGATTGACGTGCTGCCATATCGCCCCTCAATAGTCCGTTTAGATTAAACTTCGTGTATGTGTTTTCCTTCTCACGATTGAAAAAGAGCTTCATGTTACACTCCTTCTCTATGTTGGTTGCAATAGGGGTAATCGTATGCTTTGCGTAAGACAAATCACCCTGTTCTGCATTTGAATAAGTTGCTCTTATAAAGTTCTGCGCGAATGTTGGGGGCATCTGCCAGATCCCGAATGTTTCGCGCTCATTTGCTTCTTTGGTTTGAATAAATTGGGTAGCATCGGCCTCGCTTATAATGGGCTGATAGTTCCACTTTCCAGAAAGGACTTTAACCTCACCTTTAGGCCCCGCTCTCCATGCCTCTCTGTTTTGATCTTGCTGCCCGGGTGTTAAATTACCCTCATAACTCAAAACCCCCGGAGGCTGTGCGCCTAAAATCAAACTAGAATACCTTTGAAGTTTTTTAGCCATTCCAAGGGTATTGATATTCTCAGTAACCGGAGAAAGTCCGCAAATCCCGTCTAATGAAAGGAATCTAAAATGCAGAACATTGTCCGAACTTTCAGTATCACCCTCGTATTTGTAAAACAAATCCCCATCAACTATAGTTTTAGTTACACACCACGGCTCCCAAATATCAAAACTTACTGGTCGGTTTCTGCTGTCTCTGTTTATTCGCGCGTACCCATTACCCCAAAGGTCAATATGCAACATGATGGTCTTCCAAAAGTTTGGAGCCGTCATGTACTTATTTGGTTCTTGTGAAAGTGGGTAGTAAGCGGGGTGATCCGTTAGGACTTGCTTTTTGCCTCCCTCTTCGCGGATTACGTTCATCGGCAAAGATGCCATCGTATTACCGCGCACATTTACCGAAATAAAAACAGGAGTAATTTTTAAGGCTCCACGCGGGGTAACTGTTTCGTCTGTAAACTCACCACCGGATAGAATAGATTCAAGGATAGTTCCATTAATAGTGGACAGTCCATTTTCATAGCCTCTTTTGGAGGTTTGCCAAATGTTTCTATCGAACCAGTCTTGAAGTTTTGCTCCCAATTATTCCCAGTTTGAAACTGAGTGTAATTATATGAGAATTATTTTATAGTTTGGGAATTATGTCTATATTTGGGAATAGTTTTAACCAAAGTTAGTATGGGAAATAGTAAATCCACCTTTGAGTTCTATAAATCCAAGTTTGATAATAACTTGCCGTCCTGCAAATCCCTACAGGAAACTTTTAAAAAGACAAATGATGAAATCGGCTTTGAGCCTTATGCGACTTACGGAAGTTTCGCTAATGTGAGGAGTAGAAAAAGAAAGCCCCGAAGGGCTTAGATTTAGTTTGCGCCACGTATTTGATATCTCCAAAGTGTAAGCCAATAAGATGGAGTTCCACAATCACGCCCAATGTATTTTCTATCCTCGTAATAGTATTCAAACCAAATAACAATGTTTGAATCTAATCTTTTAGGCAAAAGCGCAAACTTTTTTACAGTTATTTTATCTCCTTGTTTTGGATAAGGTTTAACATTCCACTTCATACTTTAGTGTTTGGTTTTAACTTCTTCAAAGAAGGCTTCTCGGCTGACTTAATCATTAGTCCAGCACCCTCGCGCTTCATCTCCATAAGTTCCTCACGATGGGCTGCGGTTACTATTGCTGCGGCTGCCTTACCACGATTTATGATATTAGGCATATTTCTATGGCTAACTTCTGATTGGATTAATTCACGGAAGCACATTGTAAGTCCGTCCATGATTTCACTGTGTGAGATTTTTTCTGCTTTCATTTTGAATTTGTTTAATTTTACGTTTTATTTTTATTTGGAGCCTCTTTTGTTCTATCAAATTATAATTAACGGGATGGCTTTTACTATCTCTAAATAGTAATTTTTTCACATAAATGTCTTTTAGATTATCAACATCTCTTCTATTTTTCTGCGCCATGTTAATTCTATTAAAACATTCTCGACTACAAAACCTTTGTCTTTTTGTATTCTTTGGGCTAAATAATCCATCGCAATGTTCGCATTTTATGAATGTATTGTCCCTATCTATTTTACTTAGTGATCTTTTTCTATCCCATAATCTTCGCCCCATATTATAATTTTTACAGGCCACACAACAGTAAATTTTATCTTTCCTTGTTTGGACGAAAAAGTTACCGCATTTTACATTTTTACACTTTATTTTTTTTAATGGATTTTTTTTTAAAAGATACATGTGTTTATAGCAATTTGATGAACAATAAATATTGTCTTTTCTGTGTCGTTCAAACTCCTTACCGCATTTTGGATTAGCACACTTGATTAATTCCATAGCCCAAAGGTAACGATAGGTTACAATAATCCAAACATTATTTTTATTTTTTTGTAACTACATGTAACTTTTATACATTTGTACTATGCTAATGAGAATAACAGAATACGCTACAAGTGTAGGAGTTCACAGGAAAACCATCTGGTTATGGATGAAACAGGGTAAACTACCAAAGGGCGTAACCGTAAAGGAGATTGGCGGGGTTAAGTTTATTGATATAAGAAATCCCGTCAAAATTTACATCAAGCCAACTGGAAAATTG